CGGACGATCTAACACGGAAAGCAACAGCCACTTTTGATGCTGCTTTCAAGACACAATGATGCCACAAACAGTGATGTCATGTTAAGTGGTATCAATACTATGCCTTCTAACCCGTTGGAAACTAAGGGAAAGTTGGTAGCGGAGGAGGGACTTGAACCCCCGACACGCGGATTATGATTCCGATCCGGGTTTCCTGTAACCCGCTGTCACCCTTGGTTTCCAACACTTAATAGGAAACCACTGGATGAAAAAGTATATATATCAAGGACATAGTTGTGACACATACGTGACACAAGCTTCGCCTCGAACATTCGAGGAGAGGGAGGCTACCATTGCACGTAATGTAGAGTGGGAGACCAGTGGCATCGAGCGTGGTGTCCAGAGATATCAGAATGAATTGAACAAGGATGTCAGCAAGTTCAGTGAGACGGGACGCAGTGCCTTTGCTGATACTGACGTAGGGTCCAAGCTGGTAGACCAGTGCATGAGACCTCTCGTTGCTGGCATCAAGGAGGAACAGGCAGCAGCCCAGCTTGGGTTCAGTAAGAAGGGGCACACTGCTATATGGTGGCTCCCTATCCTGTGCCTCGATGCCGAGAAGATAGCAGCAGTCACGATCCGCACTGTACTTGCTGGACTACAGCCAGAGGTATCACACTCTCGACCTTGGACAGCAGCGGCTCTGCTCATTGGTGCTAACATAAAGATGGAACGTGAGTTCGATCTATGGAAAGAGCGACAGTATCGAGAGGCACGTGAGTCAGGCAGTATCAACCTATTCAAGGTGATGACAAAGAATTGCAAGCGCATCGACACTCGTGCCGCTCGTAAGTTCATGCGACTGTCCACTGACCTTGATCGCCTGGACTGGGCGAAGGAGGTCAAGCTGCACGTAGGCATGAAGTGCCTCGATACACTGGTGCGGCATGGCAACGGATGGTTCGAGATGTCCCTCGTTGGTCGAGGCTATGGTCGAACAAGACACACAGAGAAAACAGTGAAGCTTACACAGATAGCACGTGATGCCATCGAGCAGGATCACAGGAGGTGCGAGTTCAATCGTCCCTTCCTGTTACCCATGCTGTGTGAGCCAGCGGAATGGAGATGGCATGAAGGGAAAGGTAAATCCAGTGGCGAGGGACTTACGAAGTCCGAAGTATCGGAAGCGGATAGTCAAATCGCGGCGGCACTACGACAGAAACAAACGCAAGCAGCTTGATAGGAGAGACACACATGGCAGCAAACAGTGGGATCGAATGGATTGACGTAAGCTTCGATAAGGCAGTCGAGATACTCTACATGATCGTGGATATCACGGGCCTGTCATACGAAGAGATCAATGTGTTTATCTTTGGGGCAGTAGCTATCGTCTGGCCCATCCAAACATTTGCACAACTTATCTGGTGGATACGAAGGAGACGCGCATGAGTTACGTTGGTGGTTACTATATGATCAAGGAGCCGTTCTTAAAGTACGGCTTGCATGAACACACGGCCTCACTGAGACGGCCCATCAGTGACGAGGTGATGTACGTCTGTGATGTGCTAGGTAAGACACCACTACTAGTGAACACATACGTACTTGAGGTGGTCGAAGAGCTAGTCGCAAGGAACGAGACGTTGGGCAACATCCCACCGTCTGATCAGCTTGCCTTCCCTCCGTCTGTACCTGACGGTGTATGGGAGAACATGGACAAGAAGGAACGGATGTCCGTCAAGGCAGAGCGAGAGCGTGTTCACTCCGCTAACGCCAAGTTCCAGGGACAGAGGGAAGCTCTGTTTCGGAAGATTAACATGGCGCATGACCTCAAGGGCAAGACGTTTTGGATTCCGCACTGCCCTGACTTTAGAGGTAGGCTGTACCCTCAGTCACAAGACCTGAATTTTGTGAACGATGACCTGTCTCGTGGACTCATCATGTTTGCCGAAGGTAAGAAGCTGGGCAAGCGAGGCCACTACTGGCTGGCTATCAGGTTGGCTAATACGTTTGGAATGGACAAGCTTTCTTTTGATGAAAGAGTACAGTGGGTTATTGACAATGATCCAATGATACTTGATTGCGCAGCCAACCCGCTGGATGGTGAGAGATTCTGGGCACAGGCTGATGAACCCTTTCAATTCCTCGCTGCTTGCAAGGAGTACGAGGGATGGGCAACGCACAAGGAAGAGTTCGTATCGCACATGCCCATCAACCTCGACGCTACGGCCTCTGGCCTACAGCATTTGAGCGCATGGTCAAGAGACTCCCGTGCAGCAGAGGTTGTCAACATGACATCGAGTGCAGAACGCTATGATATCTATGGCATCCAGGCTCAAGAGATTAACAAGGTCATTGCCCGTGATCTAGAGAGTGATGAAGCAGCTAAGAATTGTCACGGTCAGATTACCCGCTCGACGGTAAAGCGAGGGGTGATGACCATCCCATACTCTGTGACCCCGCAAGGATTGAGGGATCAGTTCATCAAGGACGGCCACCTTGATCACATACCTGGAAGTAAGATTGCTAACGCTACCTACTTGAGAGATGCACTGGTTGAATCTCTCGGTGAGACGATCCGCAAACCAATGGAGGTAATGGAGTACTTCAAGGGCTGCGCCACTGCTCTGGCCGAAGAGAACATCCCATTAGAATTTACTACACCAATGGGCATGAAGATCAGACAAGCGTACATCAATCACAACAAGAAGGAAGTTAAGACACTCTTTGGGAAGGCTGTGCTTTGGTACGAGGAACCATCGATGGGTTTAAACAAACGCAAGCAATCGCTGGCCTCTTCTCCTAACATCATCCATGCCCATGATGCTGCACACCTCCAGGCTGTGGTCATGATGGGTGCCAGTGAAGAGAACCCTATTACATCCTGGGCATGTATACATGACAGCATTGGTGTCCACGCCTGTGATGTGGATAGGCTCAACAAGATCATACGCCGTGAGTTCGTGCGAATATATGACAGGCCGATACTCGAAGAGTTTCATAACAATCTAATGAGACACAAGGTTGCTCTGCCTACACCACCAGAGCTTGGCACCTTCGATGTTAAGAGCGTTTCGGATGCACCATATTTTTTCAGTTAAAAGTACAGTGGTTTATTATTAAGTGAACTACAATTAATTCCCCCTAGTGTAGAGAGAAACTTGGAGACAACAACAATGAGTACAGACATCCCACCCGCACAGCTTCTGAAAGAAGCAGCATCACTGATCGTTGGTGATCGAGCAGAGACCCACGGTGACATGCGAGAGAACCACGATAACATAGCTGCGTTATGGACAGGGTATCTTCACATGCCCATCGATGCCCATGATGTAGCCAACATGATGGAGTTGTTGAAGATAGCTCGTCGCAAGACAGGCGTACATAACGACGACGACTACATCGATGGCGCAGCGTATGCCGCTGTTGCACACGAGTGCTTCAAATGACAGCGCAAGTAATCGACTTTGATTTCAGTGTCGCTCAATCTCTGGGGCTGCACGTTGAGACTGTCCGTGAGGCCAAGCCTGTTTTGCATGAGCTTGGTTTGCGTTTCGCGGAGGTCATGAGTGACCTCGTTGTCGATCACTCTGATGTTTCACGCGAGGCATTTGCTCTCGCTCAAGCCATGACGGCAGCAATCATCATCGACACTGTTGCCGACACTCTCGAAGAAGATGCTGAGACATTTTACTTCCGACTGATCGAGGCAGCAGACAGAGGGTTGTTCGACTTAACGATGGCTGAAGCATCACCCAGACTCAAAGCATTATTCAACCAGTTCCAAGGAGACGACGACTATGAAGACTAAAGTAGAGACAGTGGTATCGCCGACAGGGGTAGCAGCGTACTCATGGCTCACCAAAGCAGACACTGCGTTTGGGCAGAACCATTTCAAGGTAACGCTCATGATGGACAAAGGTGAAGATGCCACCGAGAAGTTTGTTCAAAAAGTCAACAAGACGCATAAAGAATTTGCGGCTGGTAAGGACACCAAGTCACCCATTAAAGACGGTGACAAGGACGGCAAGGAAGGACAGGAAGGCAAGTGGGTCTTTACGGCCAAGACACAGTATGCACCCAAGCTGGTAGATACTGACCGCAATCAACTGACTGAGAAATTTGCACCCATGTCCGGCGACCTCATCCGAGTAGCGATGGGTCTAGCTGGCTACGATACGGGTGCCAACGCAGGTGTCTCGCTCCGACTTAAAGCAGTTCAGCTAGTCGAGAAGCGGAACACTGGTGGCGATGTTGGCGATGTGTTCGATGACATCGACGGCTTCGTTGCCGAAGAGTCCGATGACTTTGAAACTGAAGAGACCGATGACGACGACTTCTAACATCGATTGGTTCAAAGCAGACGGACAATGCTCTCTCTCCCTCGCTCCAGTCCCAGCGTCTCGACCTCGTGTCGGACGTTGGGGCACCTACTACGGCAAGAAGTATGCCCAGTGGAAGGATGAGGCAGAGAGATTGTTGAAGAATCAGGAACTACCACGCACCGCTGCCCCACTAGCAGTGATGGTTGAGCAGATATGCAAGAGACCCAAGACAACGAAGCGCAGCTACCCAACAGGGGACTGCGACAATCATGTCAAGGGACCGCTCGATGCCATCACCAAGGCAGACGGTGCGTGGAACGATGATGATCAGATCATCTGGTTAGCAGTGACCAAGAGATACGCCGAAGTAGATGAGGAACCCAGGAGCATTGTGAAATGGATGGAGCTTCAACCCTAATTGAACACACAGCCTGTCCTTGTGGATCATCGAGTGATGCACTCGCTGTCTATGATGACGGGCATTCTTTTTGTTTTTCCTGTGACAAATTCTTTGGATCAAACGACAGCGAGAGTGAGGTACGGATGGAAGGATTGATTGAAAGCACTACCATTGGGCCGCTTGGAAAGCGGTGCATAAGTGAGGACACATGCCGTAAGTTTGGATACGGCAAGGCAGAGTACAAGGGCCAGCCTGTGCAGGTCGCACCTTACTTCGATGACAAGGGTATGCTCGTGGCACAGAAGGTTCGATTCCCAAACAAAGACATGATCACCTTGGGTGACATGAAGAAGGCCACACTGTTTGGACAGAAGCTGTTCCGATCAGGCAACAAGAGAGTGGTGGTGACAGAGGGTGAGATCGATGCGCTGTCCGTCTTCGAGGCCATGCCTAACTGGCCTGTGGTTTCTATCAAGTCAGGCGCAGCAGGAGCGAAGCGATCCTTCAAGGAGAACATTGAGTACCTAGAATCATACGACAAGGTCGTCATCATGTTTGATGAGGATGAGCCAGGACAGAAGGCGGCACGTGAGTGCGCTGATCTGCTGTCTCCAGGTAAAGCAGCCATAGCCAAGCTGCCCCGCAAAGATGCCAACGAGATGCTTCAGCATCGTGAGGCTAAACAGATTGCTAACTCAATCTTTGAGGCCAAGGAGAGTAGACCAGACGGTATCATCAATGGGCGGGACACATGGGACGAAGTGTCTAAGCCTATCGAGATGGGTGTCCAGTATCCTTGGTCTGACCTGAACGATAAGACGTATGGCCTACGGCCAGGAGAACTGGTCACCATCTGCGCGGGGTCTGGCATAGGTAAGTCAGCTTTCACTGCTGAAGTAGCGTACCATCTTGGTGTGCTTGGAGATGACAACGTGGGCTACGTGGCCCTAGAAGAGAACACGGGCCGAAGCGCACGGCGGTTCATGGGCATTAACTTAAACCGTCCCATTCATCTGCCCAACCAGGATGTGTCTGATGGTGAGCTACGCCGTGCCTTCGATGTCACAATGGGAACAGGACGCATCTGGTTGTATGACCATTGGGGTAGCCTCGACTCCGACAACTTGTTAGCCAAGCTCCGCTACATGGCAAAGGCATGTGACTGCAAGTGGATCGTGCTTGATCACTTGAGTATTGTTGTCAGTGGCATGGAAGAGATGGGCGACGAGCGTAAGACACTCGACCGCTGCATGACCAACCTCCGATCCTTCGCCGAAGAAACAAAGGTTGGCTTATTAATAGTGTCACACTTGCGCCGCCCTCCTGGTGGCAAGAGCCATGAGGAAGGTTTGATGCCTAGCCTCACGGACTTGCGATCATCACATAGCATAGCCCAACTCTCCGACATGGTGTTGGCGCTGGGCCGCAACAGTCAGAGCGATGATCCAGAGGAGCGTAACCTTACGCAGGTTCGCATCCTTAAAAATAGATTCAGTGGTGAGACAGGCGCTGGCTGCGTCTTGTCATATGACACCAACACGGGGCGGCTTGCTGCCAGTGACCACGTCTTTGATGATGAGGAGTTCTGACCCATGCCCTCCTCTCTCCGTCGAGGTGAGAGGACAGAAGTTAGACTACTTCGTAATGCAAAAAACAGAGCAAAGAAGAAAGACATCGACTTTGCTCTCAGCTTAGACAACATAGTTGTGCCAGAATTTTGTCCTCTCACGGACATACAACTTAGATCATATGAAGGCACGGGTGGGCAGCGAGGCCCACGATGGAACAGCCCAACGCTGGATCGTGTTGATCCTGCACGGGGCTACATTCCTGGCAACGTGCGAGTGATTTCATCACTAGCTAATTCTTTGATGGGTGCCATGACGGACCCTGACATATTAGCTGAAGCTGCTCACACATTTGCCCAGCGTGTACACCACTACCTTAACAAGGAACGACTAGATGCAGACATTAATAGCAGACATAGAGACGGACGATCTGTTACCCGACATGAAAAACATATGGTGTCTCGTGACCCTCGACGCAGACACGGGACAGATCGACAACTACGATTCAGCTTCGATTCATGAGGGTGTTGATCGCCTTGCTTCTGCTGACCGTGTGGTTATGCATAATGGGATTGGGTTTGACCATCCTGCTCTCGCAAAGTTTGGCTACCATTTCCCCGAAGAAAAAATCTACGACACCTTGATTGCTTCACGGCTCGATGATCCACAGCGTGAGGGTGGTCACTCTCTCCGTGCATGGGGTGCAGCGTTGGGCTTTCCAAAGGGGGAGCATGAGGACTGGACTGAGTACTCCGAAGAGATGTTGGAGTACTGCAAGCGTGACTGTGAGGTGACGCTGAAGGTCTATCAAAAGCTTCACCCTATTGCTGCAAGTCCAGCCATCGAACTCGAACATGAAGTCGCACGGATTATGCAGCGGCAAGAACGCAACGGGTTCTGCTTCGATGTACCTGCCGCCGAGAAACTTGCGGCCACTCTGTATGGTGAACGGCAAGAAGCTGAACAGGAACTAAAGGAAATCTTTCAGCCGATCTATGTGTGCGACAAAGAGTTCACACCCAAGGCTGACAACAAGCGACATGGTTACACGGCTGGTCAGCCACTGACGAAGGTCAAGGTGCAGGAGTTCAACCCTGGATCACGCCAGCAGATAGCCACGAGGCTGCATCGACAGTACGGATGGAAGCCCCAACGCTTCACACCATCAGGCCAGCCTGAGATCAACGAAGGTATCCTAAAGAACCTCCCGTACCCAGAAGCCAAGGCGATGGTGAAGTACCTTCGCATCGAAAAGATGCTGGGTATGTTGAGCGGATCAGACAAGGCGTGGCTCAAGCTGGTGCGGGATGGTCGCATCCACGGTGAGGTCAACACCCTTGGCGCTCGTACTGGGCGCATGACGCACCGCAATCCTAATGTCGCACAGGCCGACAGTGACCCACGCATGAGAGAACTGTTCATACCTCGTGATGGCTGGAAGCTTGTGGGTGTGGACGCTGATGGACTGGAAGCTCGACTGCTTGGACATTACCTCGCCAAGTTCGATGACGGTGAGTTCGCTGATCGTGTGGTCAACGGTGACTTTCATTCTTTCAATCAAGAAATATGTGAACTGCAAGATCGTAACAGTGCGAAGCGTTTGTTCTTTGCATTCATGTACGGCGCTGGCGACGGCAAGATTGGTCAGATCGTATACGACGATCAGCCGTTCAAAGGATCAAAGGTCAAGGCTGGCAAGGCTACGCGCAAGAAACTCAGCGAAGGCATCAAAGGTCTTGATGCGCTTGTCACTCGTGTGCGTCAGACAGCCGCCACTCGTGGCTACCTCAAAGGTCTAACCATGCACAAGCTCGTCACTCCCTCCCCTCACTCTTCACTTAACACACTGATCCAAGGTGCAGGTGCAACAGTGATGAAGAAGGCACTCACCATCTTTGATCACCGTGCGCCCGACGAGGGCTGGGCCTACTGCGCCAACGTACATGACGAAGTTCAAATCGAAGCACACCCAGACGTAGCTGATTTGGTAGCACACACCATGTGTGTCGCCATTAGAGATGCTGGGTACGAGCTAGGTCTGCGCTGCCAGATGGACGGCAGCTTTAACATTGGTAACAACTGGTCGGAGACACATTAATGGTAGCACTATTAGACGCAGACATCATTGCTTATCGGGCGGCATCAGTATCCCAGGATGACATCGAGTGGCCTGATGGATCATATGGTTGGACGCTGAGTTCACAGCAAGCCAAAGACTCAGCCCGACACATCATCAATCAATGGATGAATGGATCAAAGCATAACAGCGTAGCTCTTTGCTGGAGCAGTTCCGGTAATTTTAGGAAGGAAGTAGACCCAACCTACAAAGCCAATCGCAAAGGCGAGAAGCCATTCCTGTACAACGAAGTCAGTGAATGGATGAAGCAGAACTACGAGAGCTATGCAGTAGATCGACTTGAAGCTGACGATGTGATGGCAATCTATCACACCGCTGGAACCAACAGCGTCATCGTATCCATCGACAAGGATATGCAGACAGTGCCAGGTCACGTTTACAATCCTGACAAGGATCGCGCACCACGCCGCATTACCGTTGGTCAGGCCGACAGGTTCTGGATGCTGCAAGTTCTACAAGGCGACAGAGCAGATGGCATCCAAGGCATCCCTCGTGTCGGCCCGAAGAAAGCAGAGAAGATACTCGCTAACGTCAGATCAAATCTCCCCGACATGTGGGCCGTGGTTGTTGCTGCCTACAGGGATGCTGGCCTGACAGAGGATGACGCAATCAATACAGCGAGGCTGACACGCATACTGCGTCACGAAGATTACGACATGGAATCAAAGGAAATTAAACTATGGCACCCCATCAAGCCCACGAGAATCAGACTGAAGGACTCGAACTTCATTACAGAGGAGACGGGTGCGAACCCATCGACCTCATCGAAAGCCAAGACCTCGGATTCCACGAAGGAAACATCATCAAGTACGTCAGCCGACACCGAAGGAAAGGAGGAGTCTCAGACCTCCTTAAAGCGAAGTACTACATCGAGAGGCTCATCACGAAAGAAGCCTCGCCGCAAAAACAAAAGAGCTTCGACTTCGACACTGTCGGTGACATCTACTCAAGGAGAAGTTGATGAAGTGGCGTAGCAACCGGAACCCTATGTTCCGTTCCAAATTTTCAGAGGACATATTTTACCACAAGTACGCCCATGAAGGTGCAGAGACATGGGCTGAGTTAGCCCAGACCTTAGTCGAGGATGTCTGCCAAGAATACATGAGCAAGACTGACAAAGATGATTTAGTTCAGGCGATTGAGAACCTTCAGTTCATTCCTGGTGGCCGATACATATATTATGCAGGACGGGCAAAGAAGTTCTTCAACAACTGCTACCTTTTAAAAGCTGAAGAAGATACCAGAGAAGACTGGGCTAACCTGTCGTGGAAGTCTGAGTCTTGCCTTATGACAGGCGGCGGCATTGGTGTGGACTACAGCATCTATCGCCCACGCGGATCGTCACTATCTAGCACTGGAGGTCTAGCCTCTGGTCCCATCGACAAGATGCTCATGATCAATGAGATTGGTCGCCGTGTTATGCAGGGTGGCAGCAGACGCAGCGCCATCTACGCATCGCTCAACTGGAAGCACAGCGACATCACTGAGTTCCTTCACGCCAAGGACTGGTACAACATGCCTGTCGCTGGCACGGACAAAACGCTGGGCGACATAAAGCAAGAAGACTTCAACTTTCCCACGCCGCTGGACATGACCAACATCTCTGTCAACTACGACACTGAGTGGCTCCATACCTTCTGGGACACAGGTGAGGTTGGGGATGTATTCAAGACCAACGTGCGTCAGGCACTGCAAACAGGTGAGCCTGGATTCTCATTTAACTTTCATGACAAGGAAAGCGAGACCCTTCGGAACGCTTGTACGGAAGTGACAAGTGCTGACGGGGATGACGTATGCAACCTTGGGTCCATGAACCTTGGACGCATCGACAGCGTAGCTGATCTTACAAGGATCACAGAACTGGCTACCAAGTTTCTTTTATGTGGCACCCTTCGCGCTGACCTGCCCTACAAAAAGGTTTACGAGACTCGCGCAAAGAACAGGCGGTTGGGCTTGGGACTCATGGGTATGCACGAGTGGCTGATTAAGAAGGGCAGCAAGTACGAGGTCACGCCAGAGCTACACCGTTGGCTTGCTGTATACAAAGGCGTGAGTGACATGGTGTCCCGCCAGTTTGCTGACGAACTGTCTGTGTCCAGGCCCGTGGCTAACAGAGCTATCGCACCCACAGGTTCTATTGGGATAGTCGCTGGCACATCCACTGGCATCGAGCCGATCTTCGCCGTCGCTTACAAGCGCAGGTATCTTAAAGGTGGCAACCGCTGGCACTACCAGTACGTGGTGGACAGCGCAGCCCAGGAGATGATCGACCTCTACGGTGTGCGGCCTGATGACATCGAGTCTGCCCTTGATCTCGCTGACGATTACAAACGTCGAATCCGTTTCCAAGCTGACGTTCAGGACTACGTGGACATGTCGATCTCTAGCACGATTAATCTTCCGCAATGGGGTTCCAAACTTAACAATGAAGATACTCTTTCTAATTTTGCTGACTGCCTTTCTCGTTACGCTCATAGGCTGCGGGGCTTCACGGTGTACCCAGACGGATGCCGAGGAGGCCAGCCCCTTACTAGTGTGCCTTACGTGGAAGCTGTAGAAAAACTAGGGGAAGAGTTTGAAGAAGGCGTAGAGACCCACGATATCTGTGACATCACCGGACATGGAGGTACATGTAATGCTTAACCCGCCCAGTATTGCAGACGAATACATCCCAGACAGGTCGTATGATCTCATTGATCTACTGGTAGAGAGCTACCCACCTCGTTGCATCCTTCCAAACCAAACATTGGAGTCAGCTAACCGCTACGCTGGCATGGTTGATCTCGTCAAAGACCTACAGGAATGGAAGCGCAATGAAATGGGAATTGAAAGCGACAGTCCCGACTCCTCAAATACTTGAGGAAATCGAGGAGTGTAACTATCCGTATCAATGGTCGCTGGATCAGTTACAACGCAATACTTTCTTTATGCGTGGTGTTACAGAGCAGCATGAAACGATTGGTTACTTCTGGTATTCGCATGTGCCCGACACCTACCGGATGTTCGAGCTACACTTCACTATACTACCTGCCTTCCAGAACAGATGGCTCAGACCGAAGGACGTTCCTAAGTTTGAACAGGTAGCCAAACTCATTGACGCTGATAGCGTCCTAATATTTCACCCACAAAACCCACGAAGATTGAAACAATTAAGGTGGCTAGGCTTTGAGGTCTACCCGCCCTTCGCACTTTACCGATTAGGAGAATAGACATGGGCGGGGCAGTAAATAAGGTTGTAAGTAAAATTATTTCCAAGCCAAAGCCACAGCCGCCAGCAACGGTGGCACAAGCACGGACGACGTATAAAGACAGTGCAGGTAAAAATTACGACACAAAAGAAGCGCGTGATGCCGCACAGATACAGCTTGAGCGCAAACAAAAGTTTGGGATCGAAAAAGCCGATCCACTTAAAATGAAAGTACAACGCAGTGCGAGTGCTGGTCGTCCGAATATTAGGATTGGTTCGATTGGCGGCGTTGGCGGCAAATCAGGTGTAAGCATCTAGTGGGAGCTTTATTCTCTGCTCCTAAAATACCCACCTATAATCCACCTCCACCTCCTCCTGCTGCTGAACCAGAACCAGAACCCGTTGCCAAGCTTGATGCTGACCTACCTCAGACAGATGAGGAAGCTTCCGCTCGAATGAAAGCCAGCGCACAAGCGGCGAGGATACGCCGCCGTAGACTAGGTGTCTCTGGTCTAACCATAGCTCCAGCCACAGGTGATGCTGGTCTCAGTGTTTACTCATGAAAGCAAGAGAGCGATACGAGGACTTAGTCCTTCGCCGTGAGCCGTTTCTTAAACGTGCCCGTCTATCCACTGAGCTTACTGTACCATCTCTTCTTCCCCCCGAAGGACATACATACACACAAGATTTACCGGAGCCTTACCAAGGGCTGGGCGCACGATGCGTTGTTAACCTATCGTCCCGCCTGTTGACGGCTCTGTTACCTCCGGGTCAGACCTTCTTCAAGCTGATGATACCTAATGAGGTCTTACTTCAGACGGGTGAGCTTGCCCCTCCAGCAGAACTGGAGCGTGGCTTTACGTTAGCTGAGAAGCTCATCATGTCGGAGATCGACAGGCTCAATTGGAGAGCGGCAACTAACCTCACGTTGCAGTTACTGATAACCACAGGTAATGCGCTTGAGTTTATTGGACCTGATAATCAACTTCGCATCTACCGCCTAGATCAGTACGTGGTAGAGCGCGATCTAACTGGTGCCATCAAAGAGATCATTCTCCACGAAAAGATTTCGCCTGAAAATTCACCCGTGGAAACCACAGTTAAAACAGAGTTGGGCCACGAGTTCATCGATCTGTTCACGCACGTTAAACGTGACGACGATGGACGCTTTGAGGTTTACCAGGAGATCGAAGGCCAGGTCGTACCTGAGTCCCAAGGTCTCTACGATGTTAGCCCGTTCATACCGTTGCGCTGGTCATTGGTTCCTGGAGAGGATTACGGAAGAGGTAAGATAGAAGAACACTACCCTGACTTGGTGGCACTCGATGGGATGTCAAAGTCGTTGCTCGATGGAAGCACGATGGCATCCCGTCACATCTACCTCGTGCGTCCTAACGCATCTGGTGCCAACCTACGACGGCGTATTGCCGAGGCCGACAACGGTGAGGTTGTTATCGGTAACATGGAAGATGTGAACATGATGCAGTTCACCAATGTTACGGGTCTACAAATTGCAGCCCAAGAAGTTGCCCGTCTCACACAAACACTATCATCTGCCTTTCTACTAAACAGCGGCATGACCAGAAACGCAGAGCGCGTGACAGCGACGGAACTCAGGATGGCTGCCGAAGAATTGGAGGGCACCTTGGGCGGCGTTTATTCCACAATGTCACAAGAAATGCAGAGGATGCGCCTCGAAAGATTAATGATTCAAATGATTGAGCAAGGAGCGTTGCCACCATTTGAAGGTGATCTGATCGAACCACAGATTACCACAGGATTGTCTGCGCTTGGGAGAGAGCAAGACGTACATAAGGTCCAGGCTGCTGCACAGATCGTGCAGATGCTTGGGCCAGAAATGTCCCTAGACTACGTGAAGATGCCAGAGTTGCTGACACGCGCATTCAACGGACTTGGTCTCCCACAGGTGGTTCGATCTGAAGAGGAAGCGTCACAACTCCGACAACAAAGACAAATGATGGAGATGGCACAACAGGTCGCACCCGCACTCGAAGAAGGAATGACGAATGAGTGATGACACCATCACAAACAATATCGACGTAAACCCCCAAAAAGGATCGCCCGAATACAACGAGATGATGGCTCAAAAGTATGAGTCACAAGGTGGCGACGATCCTAATCAGCAATCGTTTGAGCAGCCAATCGACGTTACGCCGATACCAGAGGGCGGCTTGGATAAGTTCTATAACAAGGAGTCCGGTGAATATGATTGGGCTAATCATGTACAGGAGCTTGAGTATCGCCTTGAACAAACCAAGTCATCGACACCGACAGAAGAAGCCCAGCCAGCGGAGCAGAATAGCTCGTTGGATTGGGACTCGATGGCCCAAAATGTAAGTGAATCAGGACAGCTATCTGATGACAATCGTAAAGCTCTTAATTCTGCTGGTATCCCTGACGATATAATCGACAACTACATGGACCTTCTCAACATAGGCCAAGAGTTTTCCCAACAGCGCACCATTGAATATGCAGGAGGAGAAGAAAACCTAAACGGCATTTTCGATTGGGCACGAAACAATCTCTCAGAAGAGGAGGTCAATAACTATAATGAAATTCTTGATAGCCCAAATTGGCGTATGGCTATCGATAGTCTACGTGTCGCTGCTGACGCTAATGGTCTGGACAATGGACAAAATGTGTCTGGCCCTGTGCTTCTTGAAGGAGAAGCTGCTGGCACTGGTGGACAAGCTTTCGCCTCAAAAGAACAAATGATAACCGCGATGTCGGACCCGAGATATAAGTCCGATCCCGCATTCAGAAATCAAGTTCGACTCCGAGTAGGACGCTCGAACTTCTAAGAATCCCTTTGGGATAAGACCCAACTACCTTTGACCCACTACGGTGGACAATCACACGGAAAAAGGTCGCTTGAACCTCGCAACTATCAACCACAAGGAGAAAATCATGGCGCACGTTCATGACTTTGTCGGCGCTGGTGAAGTGGTACAGGCTGGATACGCAAACTCTGCAACACTGCCAACTGGTGGTGTTCCTCTTGGAGGATGTGGACTTCTGACTGACCGTGAAACCACCGCTACAATCGCGGATAGCGATACCGTTTGGTACGCTGCCCAAGGTAAGAATGCTGCTGGTGCAGACCAGTGGGAATGCGGCGTGGGAACCATATCGGTTACCAACTCCAACTTCGCACGGTCTAACGCCGCAGTTTACAATTCATCCAACTCAGCTAACGCTGTTGCATTTACTGGGCCTGTAAAAGTTTTCTACATCCCCGTCACAAGCGCAACGGTTAACGCAACGAATGGCGATCTCGCCACCGCTGCTGCTGTTGGCTTACTGGGTTAAGGGAGAAAAACAATGGCTGGTGTAACAAGCACTCCCGCCCGTTTTGGTTACGGGCAGTCCACTTCGGACGATAGAAATCTTTTCTTAAAAGTATTTGGTGGTGAAGTTCTTACCGCCTTTACGGAAAAGGTTGTAACCTTAGACAAGCACGTTGTCAGAAACATCGAGTTCGGGAAGTCGGCACAATTTCCCAAAACTTGGCGCGCAACCAGTGAATATATGGAGGCTGGACAGCAACTGCTTGGCAACGACATCGATACGACAGAAGTCACCATCACGATTGATGGCCTTCTCGTGTCTCACACCGCGATCTATGATCTCGATGAAAAGATGTCACACTTCGACGTAACGAGTGAGTTCTCACAAGAGCTTGGTCGTTCGTTGGCTCGTGAGTTTGACAAGAACGTCCTACGTCAGATCGTTCTTGCGGCTCGTACTTCGGCTGATGGTCCGTTCCCTGCGGGTAACACCATTACCGACTCCGCTCTTGTTAACAGTTCAATAGCTGGCACAACGGGTAAGTCATGGATTGACCATATCCGTGAGGCCAACATTGCGCTCTATAACAAGAACGTCCCTGAAGATATGCCTCGTTACCTTGTGGTAAACGCTGATGTGTTTGATGCAATCAAATACGCCGTCGATTCCTCACACGGTTACCTTGTATTGAACAGGGATTACGGTGAGCAAGCTGGTGGTGTTGCTGGTAACGGCAACGTAATTCAGATCGACGGTGTAAGTATTATCCGCTCGAACCTGATGCCAACAGCTAACGAGACTTCGGACACGAGCGTCTACTCGAAGTATCGCGCTAACTACTCCACGACTACAGGCATCATGTGGTGCCCTGAAGCCGTGGGTACTCTGAAATTGATGGACCTCGCTATGGAAACAGAGCGTGATGTTCGTCGCCAGGAAGACTTCATGGTCGCCAAGATGGCGGTCGGTCACGGAGTTCTCCGTCCAGAACTCGCAGTTGAATTTAAGACTTCGTAATTCACTGTGAACATCTTAGGCACCCTCTTGCTTCGGCTTGGGGGTGCCTTTTTTTTATCTAGGAGAACGTCATGAGCATGACAAAACTTGAGGCTGTCAACCTCATGCTGGATGCTATCGGGGAAAACCCTGTGTCCTCTCTCCAATCAGGTTTGGCAGATGCAGAAACAGCAGAGCGTACATTCAATCAAACTGATAAAGATGTGCAATCGATTGGCTGGCAGTGCAACCGTGATCGAATTTATAAACTTAATCGAGATTCTGATAACAAGTTTCCCCTACCAAATGACACTCTTACCGTCGATACGGTAGATCAACACGCACATATTAATGTCGTGCAGCGGGGTAGCTACCTCTACGACATAAAGAACCAATCTTTAACGTGGACTTCAGCAACTGATAATGACGAGTCCGAGTTGTATGTTGATATTGTAATTCAACAGCCCTTTGCTGACCTTACCTACTCACTCCAACGCTACATAGCCGCACGGGCCGCACGGGAGTTTCAAGAGATTGTCCTGTCTAGTGTCGCCCTCGATGGCTTTACTCGTCGCAAGGAACAAGAGACCTACGCCCATCTCTTACAAGACGAGGCCGAGCGTGAAGATGCAAACATACTGTATGACAATCAGTACAGTTTCAAAGTTACCCGCCGCCGCAACAACAGACTGTATGGTTACTAATGGGAAGACTTATTGAGCAGCCGATAAAGGCTTTGTTCAATGGTGTATCCAGGCAACCACACAACGTGCGTCTTACCAGTCAAGTCCAAGAAGCAAACAACACTCTATTGTCAGTTGTAACAGGCGGTTTTGAGAAACGTCCCTCATCTCAATACGTTCTCTCTGTTACTGGTTTAGCCAGTTCAGGAACCAACGCATTTCACACGATTGATCGTGATCCTACAGAACAGTACGCCGTGATTGTGGATACTGCTGGTGTTGTAAAAGTCTATGACGTTATTAACGATGCAGCGAAGACCGTTAATTCTTACTCCTCTGACATAACGACCTACCTCACAACGGCTGACCCTCAAAATGACTTAGCGTTTGTTACCATTGCTGATTACACAATCGTGGTTAATAGGAACAAAGTCACGGCAATGGGAACGGCAGTGGCAAGTACATTGAACGGGGCTATCAACACTTCAGTAAGTACTATTACTCTCGCCAGTACCACAGGCTTTCCCACCAAGGGTGGCGTAAAGATCAACGACGAGATCATTACCTATACAGGAATTAGCACTAACGATCTTACCGGATGTACCCGTGGCTTCGGCACCTCGTCTGCTGCCAGTCACGATGATAGTGCTGCTGTTGTACCTACCGTTGTTGGATACAAAGACAGCTTTGGTGATCTAACAGCCAGCGGCGAAGTTGGCGTGTTTGGCATTACCAATACCGCCTCAGATTTCGATGACTACTTTGTGATCTACGATGATGACATTCAGGCTTGGAAGGAAACAGTAGACCCCAGTCTCTCAAATTCTTTTGATGCTACAACCATGCCCCATAAGCTGGTACGAGAGGCTAACGGCACGTGGACTTTGTCTACAGTAACGTGGTCCTCCCGTTCTGTCGGTGACATATTGTCAGTACCCAACCCTCAATTTGTTGGGCGTACTATGTCGGATGCGTTCTTCTTCCGTAACCGTCTGGGGTTCTTGTCTGACGAAAACGTCTTCTTTTCGCAGTCCGGTGACTTCTTTAACTTATGGCCCGACAAAGCTGCCGAGGTGTTAGACACGGACTCTATTGACGTAGCTGCGTCCACCACAAAGGTAACTCTTCTCAGATGGGCAGTTCCGTTCCGTAAGGCGTTATTCTTATCGGCAGACCGTGCCCAATTTGAACTGTCTACGTCAGGGGCACTAACACCCTCTTCCGCTGTGGTTGATCTCGCCACCAACTACTCAACAGATAACCTATGCAAGCCTGTCGCTCTGGGCGATGAACTCTACTTTGCGGGTAAGTCAGGTGCCAACTCAGTGATCTACGAGTATTTCGTTGAGGACGATACGCTGACCAACGTAGCTATCGACATCACCAAACACGCAGAAGGCTACGTTCCTGCTGATGTTACGATGATGGCGGGTGATCCAACAACAGGCCGTCTGTTCTGCTACACAAATAAAGTAGCATCGAGCGGAGACTATGATGAACTCTATGTCTACACCGTGTATTTTGATGGTGCGGATAAAGCCCAAAGTGCGTGGACTAAGTGGAACCTAAATTGCACCAGCGTAAAAGGCATGGGAGTAATTGCAGGGCACTTATATATCCTTGCTGATCGCAACGGCACTAAGACCCTAGAGCGTATCCCCCTTATGACAGAGACGAAGGACGCTACGCTGGGTCACGCTATAATGCTCGATTCCAGAACCGATATCAGTGGCAGTTATTCTAGTGGCACGGGAAAAACCACATGGACTACTCCCTATGCTCACCGTGAAAAAATAGAAGCTATCCTACCCGCTGCTTTTTCTACAGACGCAGGTAAGAAGTTAGCCCTGACTTATGTGGGAGGAACTACAGGCACCAGTGTAACAGCCGTGGGAAACTATTCAGCCGCAGCGGTGACTTTTGGAATGCCTTACGAAATGCGCGTTGAGTTCTCCAAGCAATACGTCCGTGAGGCTGACAACTCCAGCATTATACGTGGGCGGTTTCAGATGCGTACCATGCGCGTTTACTTCACGGACACAGGGTTCTTCCAGGCGGTAGTCACGCCAGAAAACCGTGACGCAAAAACCTACACAATGACAGGTCGCTTTCTTGGCTCCTCTACTAACATCGTTGGTAAGCCAGCTTTGCTTACAGACGTATGGCAGTTCCCTGTGAAATCGCGGGGAGACAAAGTGAAGATCGAGTTGGTCAACAGCAGCCACCTCCCTTGCACAATTAACAGTGCCTCGACTGTGGGCTACTTCAACGAAATAACGAGGCAAGAATAATGTCAAAAGAAGCTTTGATGATAGCAAAGTTTGTCATTCAAGCCGCAGGAGCAGTTGCCCAAGCCAGTCAAGCCAAAGCCGCTGCCCGTTATCAAGGTGATATGATACGCCGTGAATCCGAGATGGCGATTGCTAACGCAGAGAGAATCAGAGAGTCAGCAGAAGAAGCCCTCACGGCACAGCAAGAAGAAACTACACGGCTTGGTGAGCAAAAGAAATCAGACGATGCCAGACGCGCTGATCGTGAGTCATCAGAATTAGTCGCTCTTGCCAACGAGAGGGGCCAGCTAGGTACAACAACATTCCTACGTCAGACCCAGCAGCTTTACTATTTCAATGAGATCGATGCGGCCCGTATGGACTATGACGTTAAGAACCGTGTGGCCTCACTCCAGCGCGACAAGGAGCAAGTCGTCGAAGACCAAGCTAGGACGCTCAATGCAGCTACGCTGCAAGCCTACTCCGCTAACGTAAACCAGAAGCTTGCGACTGCACAGGCTAATAAAGATGCGCTGTTTGGTGTCGCAGGGTCAGCCATGCAGATAGGCGGTAAGGCGTATGAAATGAAGACCATGCAAGACATTGCAAATAACATTGGAAAGGGTCGCTAATGGCTACTGGTATCCGTCAGAAACGTATTGGGCGAGGAACGTCATCGTCCACTGGCGCACTTAATGTCCGATCTGCACCAACCAGACAAAACGTGGTGATACCCAAGCGTGGCCTTGTTACCTACAACCCAATGGAGGGTGCAGGACAGGTCGGTGCCCAGATTGCGGCACGTATGAACCAGATGGGTCAGGCCACTGCCAGCTTCTTTGGCGACATGTCTAACACTGCCATGAAGATTGCCGAGGTCGAGCAGAAAAAAGAACTTGTAGAAATCAAAGAGAGACGAGAGCGGTCTTTTAACGATGCTGTAAAGCAAGAGATTGAAAATCCTGGCAAACCTGGAACCACTGAAATGCCAGGAAGAGACCCAAATAATCCTGATCAGCAACTAAAGTGGAGAGACTACTACGATACCCGCCTAAAGATACGGGCACAGAACCATGCAGCAGAGGCCGGACGGCGCTACATAGAACAAGACCTCGATAACCTACCTCTGGGTACTGACTTTGCTGGTGCATTTGGAGAGCATGTATCCAGTATTACGAAGGGTATGGACCCGCACTACGCAAATTATTTTACAGCGGCTATGCGAGACACGGTTAAGCCATCAATAGATGCTCACATAACGGACTTAGTCAAAGCTGACGAGATAAAAAATCGCGCCGATCTAGGAGATCAAATCAGGGCAGTAGCTGGGTTTTCTTTAGATGAGAACGGTAAGACAACAGTAGCTAACCCAGCCGACATTCCAGGCTTAATGAAATACGGCTATCTAGAGTCTGCAATAATTGACGCAAAGAAAGTCCTTCCAGGTGAATACTCTCTGGGACAAATAAAGTCGTGGATTATCGGTCAGATTATTCAAGGGGCAAGAGACGCAGGAGACCCACACAATTTATCGGCAAATCTCTTACATCAACTGGGTAACGATAAAAGTCTAGGTAACGGCACAAAGACTTTTCGCCAGCTACATCCCCAAGCTTTTCAGAACCTAGCAGAAGAAGCCTCAAAGATAACAAACTCAGCGTATGAACTCCAAGATAAGGCAATGGGTAAACAAATAGATCAGCTAACAACAGCCATTGCCTCTCAGGAAATTAAGCGGTCTGAAATCCCACAAGCAATTACTAAGCTTATCAGCCAACCTGCCTTTAATGACTTAAAAAATTCAGAGGCTGGTACTCAAACCCGATCAAAATACCGCTCCCTTCTTAAAGCAATTGCGAAGATAGAAAAAGATGGGGCATCAGAAGATGCACTACTAGCTTGGAGAAATGGAGCGCCACTGCAACCTAAACTAATCAAAAAATTGGATGGAACTGGTAAAATCGGGGTGGGTGATTTACCACAGCTTATAGCCCAAGGAATGGACTTTCCAAACGATCAAGCAACACTCGCAGACTCTCTTACAAGTATCAATAACGCTACTGGTTCTGGCGATGTGATTGCCGCTAACAATGCAAGAGCGGTAGTAGCGTACAGCGTCATTAAAAACGCTTCCAACTTAGGGGTATCTGACGCAGACCTTAAAAAGAAGTTTGGCCCAGAGGCCATGTTTATGTTTGACCGTTTGAATGACGCACAAAATTCTAACCCAGATGCTTTTAATGCAGAACAAACGATCCAAGAGTTTGTGCCTAAAATTCAGAGTGGCGAGGTTAGAAAACGGCTAGCGTCAATCGAAGGTCGAGACATTGATCAAGCTCTTCGGTCTACCACAAGCAATCGTAATAAGTATGCGCCCGACATTATAAAGGACGCACTACGGGACACTGACGTTTTTGAAGATGCTCAAATACCACCTAATCTCGTGGACAGCATTCGTGAAGATTTGAGATACAGCTTCGCACTCAGCGGTAAAACACTTAACAAAAATAATATCGAAGATGAGTTAGAGAAGGTTGCTGAACGGGCAGCAGGGCAATTCTTTGTTCTAGAAGATGGCAGTCCGGTAGCAAAAGCGTCTCTGTCTAAAGAGCAGCGTGAGGCTTTGTTTCGGGAAGTTCCTGATGTCGTTTCTGGTTTTCAACAATTCAATTCAAGCCTTGGAAAACTATCAGAACAGCAAGTTCCAACAACACGCCTTGTTCGCTCCAGGCTAGGTCCATCCAGAACGGCTGCGGGTGGAGGTACAAGAACAATCGGTAGTCACTTTGGAAGTTTGCTTACAGGCAAAGAGTTGACCATCGATATCACCTCGCCCGAAGCCCAAAAAAACGGCAGCGGTGTTGTCATGGATAAGAACACACATCAGTTAATATCCATTGGGCCTAACAGAGATACGCCTGTCGATATCGGCAGCGGCGTAATGGTTCCCTCACAAAAGCTAACCAGAGAAGACGGTAAAGACCTTCACATCATCCCTGATAACTGGATGAAATACACCAACATGGATGATGCTTCTATCGCTCCAGACTTTAAGGATTACGTTGAGGCAACCCAAGAAGGCGGCGTGATCACCATGAGTGAGTACGTGAGAGGATTCAACGAGAACGATGGTAAAGCTGCTGGTTTCACTTTAAGCCCTCGCACTCGCAGCGCAGGACAACAGGTTTACGAGACTACTCACGTTCTTGAGTACAACTCGACAGCCCTTACAGCAGAAGAATCCAGAGCCGTGCAAGCTGCCGAAATGCAGAGGCTTACTAAAGAAGGCGCACCCCTGACATTCTTAGAGAAAAGCCGTGCGTTTGGTATGAGGGTAGACACGGATGGCAAAACGCCAACACAGGTCCGACAAGAACTGAACGCTGCGTTTGGTGCCAGAGAATTGGGACTGGGCTACAAAGCAGAGGCCCGTCAGATGGCTTGGCAAGGGTTTAAGGACAACATCAAAAACATCTTTAAGAGCGATCCTGAACTCCCCCGTACTACTAACTCAGTGGGCCTAGAAGACCTCGCAAGAGCTAACACCCTTAATGACCTGGATAAGACCAACGACGATTACAAGGCAATGGTCAGAGGCGCTGTTACGCAAGGAAAGAAAGACGGGACGATAGCCCCATCTGAGGGTGTCACCAAGTTTAGCATCCCAGAGCGTGTCGAGAGTACTGAACAAATGACCGCTATTATCGAACAGCTTGTTCACGCTGACGGTCCCAAAAGTAAAGCTGGTTTACCTAATGAACCGATAGGAACTCCCGTGGAAAAATCATACATCACAACTCGCAACCAACTAATCACGGCGGGAGAAGGTATC